GCCACTAAATTTATTTTGAATACTTCGCTCTATATCTCTTTGCTCATCCTCGGTCGGTGTTCCGTTTAAAAAATTAATAAGCATTGATGGCGCCATACCATTAAGTATGTTGTTTAAATGAAAATTGCTTATTTGCTCCTCGAGCTCACAGTATTGCAAACATCCAGTATAGTCAACGGGACTATAAAAGTAAAAGCCTGTTTTGTATGGTTTGATAAAAAGTATTTCTTCGCCACCGTTACCAAATCCAAAAGCGGGTATTTCTAACGGTTTCTTTTGTCTGTTTATCTTTGTCCAATCTTCAGCATAAAAATACGCTTCTACATCGCCATCGTCGTTGCATTTACCACTTCTTAAAGTTTCAACTGGAAAGTGGTTACACTCAACTATACGGGTTTTGTCGATTGAATAAACAACTTGTACAGCGCATTGCCCCATTGCTTTTAAATCATAGCATAATCTTTCAGTTGTATCGTCATCAAACAAAAGCATCGCTTGTGCATATTCCTCAGGCTTTAAAAGTTTGTCCGTTGCATCAATTCCTTTGCCGAATATCATTTGACTGATTCCGTTTACAATTGCGTTGTTTGTAGGTGATCCGTTTATACGGTCTTGTAAGTAGCCAAAATAGTTATTGTCCTCGCCATAGTTTACCCATTCTTGGTTTCGTACTTCAACTACTTTTGGACTTGTATAGGTTGCTAAATTTACAACTCCAATTCCACCCATCTTTTTAGGCTCTACCTTATTTATTTTCTTTCTCATATTTTATAAAAATTGTTGTCGATATTTGGCAACGTATATTCTCCATTATTGATTGAATAACTGCTTTTAGGTTGATTTGTGCAAAAAACTCTGTCTTTGTATATAGTAATACCAGTTACACTAAAATATACCCTTAAAACGTAAAAAGTATTTTCTTTTAAAAATGATAATTCGTTACTGTTCAAATAGTAAATATCGTTTATAGATTGTCTCGTGGTATCTGTAATAGTTACTACTTCTTTTGTTGTTTCATTTGTAAATTCCAAACGAATATCGCTATTGCTTAAGTCTGTTTGACTTATTGGAATTATAGGAAATGTTTGCTCTATGTCGGTTGTTAATATTATCATACCAATATAACGCTAAGTTATTTATTTTTGTAAAAAAAAAGCACCCAATAAATTGAGTGCTTAATTCCGACCAAGTTACCTTAATCCATTTTTTTGTTATGCAGGGGTTATTTGTGTTGGTACCCCAGCAGTCTGTGCTATTTTTGAAAGAATATAAGCTGAGTTCACGAACTGCGACATCATAGGCTCTTGACTCGTAACGGTTAAGCTGTAACCATTTAGGTCGCCAAGCCCCACTCCCGTTGAGATAGTTCCGTTTACATCGCACCCTCTTGTCATTCCAACCGCTAAATAGTTACCGTTGTTATCTTGTACAAAAACGTGTGGTCTTGTAGCTATAACTTTAGCTAATTCCACTTGTGTAAGTGCATCTAATTTTGTCAAAACCAAAGTTAAAGTTTGTTCAAAAAAAGTAGTTCCATTATCATTACTTGATGTAATGGTTTGCTCTAATCCCGAAGCGCTTTTCACATCGTATTGAAATAAATTAACGGTTGTACCGCTAAAAGTGCTAACTATTCCCCCTGTTATTGTAGCTGTTCCTAAAGTACCATAGTCGGCAAAAAAAACTTTAGAAATTCCACCTACCGCATCTTTACAGGCTAACTTACGCCCAGTGCTCATTAAACAAGCCATATTTATATATTTTTTAAGTTAATAAAAAAGGGCTACCTAAATAGCCCTTATTAAATTTATGCTATTCCGTAAGTTACTGCATCAGCTCCAACTCCTACTTGAATTCCTCTTGTAAATCTCGCAATGAAACGTACATTTTTAGATCCGTCGATGTCTGCCATATCAATTGTTTTAACCACGTTAGCGTCATCAGCTAAACCAAAACCTACATAAAGGTTATCAATTGTAGTAGCTACCATTGTGTTAGCTGGCAAACCATTTGCTACAAAGATTGTAACACCGTCGAAAGTTAATTCTTGACCGTTGTACCATTGTGTTCCTAATCCTTGAACTCCATTGTTAGAAGTAGCAGCAACTGAGAAACCACCGAGACTGCGGACATATGCTTTCCCCACATTTTGACTAACGTAAATTCTTAAATCCTCTCTACCGTACAAAGCAGCAGGAATAAGGTCTACAACACGACCCATTTCAGTTATAACGTTAGCAGCTGTAATAGGCAAAGGAGTTCCAACTACTTGAGCTCCGTCAGTTCTCAAAAGTTTACCTAATCCGTTTGTAGCATTCCAAAGGAAAGTCTCAGTATCCAATGCAATGTCTTTTAAGATTTTTGCAATAAAGAAATCAGAAAAGGTTGTAGGCAAATTGTCGTATGCGCTGTAACCCATTGAAACAGCTTCCCAGTCTGATTCGAAAGGAGTTTTACAAAGTTGCAAGTTAACTTGTTTTTCAGCAACTACAAGAACTTTGTCAGCCAAAGAAACTACGCCAGTATCTGTAAAATCACAAGTAGCGTCAGTAATCATACCGCTATTTGTAAGACGTTTAATGTTTGCTTTAAATTTTACGTTTGGAAGTAAAGTAACTCCGTTGTTTGCGATTGTGTTCGCACTTAATACCGCAGCAGCGATATACTTACCAGCGAACTCGCCAGCGTAATTTGATGTGATTGTTGGTTGTAAAGGCATTTTTTTTAATTTTTAATTATTAATATTATTTTGATAGCATTGCCATAATTCTCGATTCTGTTCCTGATACGTTAGCCTTAGTATTTTGTTTGCCAAGGTTAACTACCTTTTCAGTTGGTTTGTGAGTAGTTGGTTTTGTAGCTGATACACTTGAAAGGGTTGCTTTCATTTCTGTTTGCATACCACTCAAAGCGTCTAATTTAGCTTGTAACTCATCAATTTTAGGCTGTACGGCTTCCATTACCAAAGCAATAACTTCTTCGATTGTAGGGGGTACTTCTGCTAATTCTTTAACTTCGGTTTCTGTTTCTGTTTCAACTGATAGTTCTTCTTCAACTACTTCGGTTTCTTCAATTTCTTTCAAGGCTTCAACCTCACCGATAATTCCGATTTCAGTAACGTAAAGTTTAGAGCCATCCGCCATAACGTACTCGCCAATTTCCAAAGGCTCTTTAACTTCGCCATTGATTGCAAAAATAGGGTCGCCTACTGAAAAGCTGTCTGATTCTACAACGGTACCATTTTCTAATGTTTGTTGTTCCAATTTAACCTTGATGTTTAGCAAGGCTGTAATTCTGTTTAGTAAATCTGTATTTTTCATTTTTTAAATTTTGAATTTATAATATAACGAAAGCCTGTTTTTTTTTGCATTTTTGATTTTATTGTGAAACTTTTACAATTGACAAATAATCAAAAAAAGCTACATCGCTTGAGTTTGTTAAATTTATAGAAACCTGCAAAGTGTTTTCTATCGTTCTGTTAAAAGGGATTGTAATATTTTGTTGCAAACTTCCTAAATCGCTGTAAAAATTCCCTGAGTTATAAAACATTTCCCTATTTCCATTTCTAAAAATAATCGTTCTTAAAATATTTGTTTTAGCTTCACTTACATTTCCTATATTGACACCTCGAATAAAATCATTATTTAAACCAGTGCCAGAAAAATTAACATTTAACGTAGCAGGACTACTGAAATTACCAACACCTCTCGAAGCTCCTACTATTACGTGATAGATTCCAAATTCTGAAATCCAATTTGCTGGAATAGTCAAAGTAGCTACAACAGTAATGACAGTCGTACCCGTATGTGTTACCCTTACACCAGTTGATAAAGCAGCGTTCACATAAACAGTACCGTTTGGTATTGATTGCAATTTGTTTTTTTCTGCAGTTGTATAGTCGTTTAAACTTGCCCCTGCTAAAGTTCCATTTCCTAATGGTATAGTAGCGTCGTTTCCTGTATCTGAATTTATAGTGAAGTTTGTGGCTGTTTGTGTTGATGTTAAATTTGTTTTGCCACTTAATTGCGATACTTTTACCTTTTTGGTTATTCCATCATTTACAATTGGTAGTACGTCATTTTGGTCTACTACCGATACTAAATCTAATTCTGATATTTTGCTGTTCATTCTTTTAAAATTTTGTCGTTGTTTTCTTGTAATATTTGAAAGCCATCCTCTTTAAGTAAAAAATATGTTTGTCCGTAAATGTTGCCTATTCCCTGGGCTTGTAATGAGCCATCGCAACATTTCTTACTATACGTACCATCTGGACATAAACACCCTCTACTTCCACCTTTTGGACTTGTATAACTTGGTGTCTTAAATGCGTTATTTCTGTCTTGCATTTTGAATCATTTGTTTAATTTCTAATAGTTTTAAACCCGCTTCTATTTCTAAATCTACTTGGTCAATTTTTGACAAAGGTAGTTTGGCTTTGTCGGCAAAATAACCCTCGATACTTATTCCTAAATAAGTTCCGTTTTTAATCTCTTTCCAAACTTTATCATTATCTATTCCTAAAATTACAGCCCAAGCTCCTTCAACTGCGTTTAAATTATATAAAGATGTTTTATCGATTTTAGGATTTTCTACTATCCAAGATTCAATAACCGAAACTCCAGATACTTCTGTTTGATGTTCTAATGTAGCATTATTATTATTTAATTTTTTTAAATATAAATGTGCTCCCTTTTTTACAGTTTCTTTTGAAAATTTAATATTATATTCATAATCTCCATCCCTTCTATAAATTAATTTATCTG